ATACACAACAAAATGACAAATAAAAAAAGCAGCAAGATCACTCTTGCCACTCAAATAAATCGCCTGATAACGATATTATAACAAGGAGCTGGCAAGATTGGAACTAAAAACAATGGATTTAAACGATATAAAAGAACTCGAAGGAAAGAATGCTCTAGTGATTATCAGCAATGGCCAGATGAAAGCAGCGGAATTGCCAAAGTTTGGAATTGTAGAAATTACTAGCCATGACGAAAAAGTCACTTTTGTAGAACAGAAAATTAAAAGCAAGTTTTAAAACTAAATATTATCTGACCAGACAACTGGAGGATATCTTGATGAACGTTTAATACGTTTGTTGAGGTGTCCTCTTTTTTTATTTTAAGGAGGAAATAAATTATGACTTGGAAGTATGCTGATGAACTAGAGCGAGAATATATAAATGATTTAGAGGGTGTTAAACAACGATTAGAGTTCTTAAAGAAAAAAGAAGCCTATTTATCGAAGTTAAAAAAAGAGTGCGAAGAACAAGGTAAATGGAAGAAAATACCGATAATTGTTGAAGAACGTGCAGATGCTAGAAAAAGAATAAAGATCTTAGGCGAAGTTATCTCTAGTTCTATGTACTCAATTGAGTGGTTACGTGATGCTAAAGAACCAGGAGCAAGACGTGAAATTAGTAATCGTTCAAGATACCAGCGTACTCAGTTATGGTCCAATATGGATTTAGTTGTAGTGAATAAGTTTAGATTTGATAGTGAGAATCTATCAGATGATGATTTAAAGAAGTTAGATGATTACATGAGTTGCTTAACTGATAGAGAAAAAGAAGCAATTAACTCAGTTGTGGCCAAAGGAAATAGTTATCAAGAAACTGCTGAATATATGGGAGTTTCAAGGTCAACGGTTCAATCTTATGTGAACAGAGGTATGGAGAAATTGAATAAATCTCTAATTGATGGTGCGCAAACGTCCCTTTTTTAGTATGATTGTATGGAAAAGGAGTGGTTGATTTGGAAATTAATACGTGGACCGTCTTAAGTTCGATTGGATTTGGTACTATTGCAGCTAGTTTTATTAATAATGGATTTAATATATTTTTAAGTAACAGAAAAACTCAAAGGGAGTTAGAATCTATTGCCAAAAATCAAGTGAACGAAGGTAAAAATAATAGAGCAAAATTATTAAGGGAAGTTTATCAAGTAATTGCAAAAGATGAGATAGATGCGAATAAAGAAATGCATGAAGATAACAAAAAAATAAAAGAAAGATTAAATGAAATTATCGAAACTCAAGGTGAGCAGAAAAACGAAAACGAAAGAATAGCAAATAGCATAGAATTAATAAAAACTCAACAAACTGATAAATGGGAGCAAAAAAAGATAGATGCTGATATTATTTCTAAATCAATAGTTGACTGGCTTGAATTAGCTCGCGAAATAGCATCAAGTATTAGTTCAAGTGCATCAGAAACTAATGCTGCTTATATTCTTTACAGAGGATATTCAGCGCAAGGTTTATTGTATGGAGGATTAGGAAAAGAAGAAGAAGCGGATATTATGCTTGATTATATGAACAACGAGGTGCTTAAAGCTACACAATCATTAAATGTATTCTTTAAAAGTAAATACAAATTTAAATTATTATTTGGTAAAAATAAAGAAAATGATAATTTGCTAAATTATGTTGAAAAAATCGAAATATTTCTGAGTGAATATGCACAATCTCAAATGAATGATGACACTTTAGAATTTATTGAAAAAAGCGAAAAAAAAGATGATGAGTTTGAAAAGATAATGGATGATTTCATTGAAGAATGCAGAATTTATTTTAAAGCAGAATGGGTTAAAGCTAAAAAAGGAACATTTAACAGTAAGTTAACATCCGATCAACGACCGTTTAAATAATATTGCCATACAACCACCACCAATAGTTGAGGGGTGGTTCCCTCATCCTCCCAAGAAAATAGATTTATCAGAAATAGCGTACGGCGGTCGAGGGTTAGTTTAATTCAAACATCCGTCTGATAAACGGAAGATGACGTGAAAATCGTTACCTAGGACTATCGCGCTATTCGACACATAACTTGTCAAAGGGTTATGTGTCTTTTTTGTATTGAAAAGAAAGAAGGTGGTAGCATTGTCGGAAATCAAAGAACCAACTAAAGCAACGAAAAAGAAGTACGATGTGTTTGTATTGAGCTATTTGAATACTTTCAATGCTACTAAGGCAGCTATTGATGCAGGTTATTCTCCTAAATCAGCTCGACAACAGGGTTCGACCTTACTGTCACATCCGTACATCAAACAAAAAATTGTTGAAGAAATGAAGAATCTACGTAAACGCATGGAAGACGAGGGTTTGCGTAGTTTTGTTAGTCTTTTGAACATTGCGATTGAAACCGATACTAAAATTCAACGACACGATGAGGTTGTTGATGAAGTCGAGGTTCTCCAAGAAGAAATTTGGGAGCTACAAGATGAACTAACCTTGTTAAATCGTGATATTAGTGTTTTGAATGAGAAAAACAAAGACATTGACGGTCGAAAAACTGAAAACAAAGAGCTAAAACAAGAGTTGAATCAACAATTAAACGGGTTGAGCGATGAAGCTTTTGAACTTACTAACAATATTCATAAGTTAGCTCGAAGAAAAGACCATCTTTATAGAGATTATCTTCCGTCTAAAGATTGGGAGAAACTACAATCACTTAAAAAGAGCATCTACCAAGATATTCTTGATCGTGGAGGTTTTAAAGCTCTAGATAAAGTAGAACATTCTGGAAGTATTGGAGTATCTAATCCTTTTACTGGCTTAACAGAAGACGAATTGAGGCGATTAGCCAATGGCAACGACTCAACTTGATATGGATAAAATTAAAGAGGAAGCGAAAAAGGAGTTAGCAAGACGTAATTTTGCTGACTTCTTTTCTTATTCTCACGGTGGTATCTATGCACCGTTAAGACACCAAACGTATATAGCACCTTATTTGCAACGTATTGCAGATGGTGAAAGATTATTTTTAATCGTGGAATTGCCACCACAGCATGGGAAATCAACTTTTATTACTGAGACATTCCCAGCATACTATCTGATGAAGAATCCAGAAAAGTTAGCAATGGTTGTTTCATATTCAGAAGAACTTTACAAAAAGTTTGGTCGTAAAAACCGTGAGAAATTCAGAACTTACAGTGAATCATTATTCGATTTAAAAATCAGTTCTGATACGGCTAGTGTTTCGGAATGGGGAATTGATGGTCATCTAGGGCAGTTGTACAGTACATCAATCCTTGGTGGTGCTACTGGTCGTGGTTCTTCACTTCTGATTATTGATGATCCAATCAAAAATAGGGCTGAGGCGAATAGTAAAACGATTAGGGATAAGATATACGCTGAGTGGCAAGATACGTTTTACTCTCGTTTATCTGCTACGGGTTCAGTCATTATCATTATGACTAGGTGGCATGAGGACGATTTAGCAGGTCGATTGCTTAAAGAAGGTAATCTTCCGTGGGTTGAAATAAAGATACCTGCTATTGCTGAAGAGGGAGACTTATTAGGTCGTGAAATCGGTGAGTCGTTGGCTCCTGAAATCGGTAAAGATGAAGAATGGGCTAAACAAACAAAGGCTGTTTCTGGTTCTCGTGGTTGGGCTTCTCTTTATCAGCAGAGGCCGACTCCTGCAGGAGGAGATATTTTTAGACGTTCATGGGCTAAGTTTTACGTTCCAACAATTGAAATGAGAACTAAGCTAGGTTTAAGTGATGATGTTGTGATTTTACCAGATGACCTAGACAGACAAGTCCAGTCTTGGGATTGTACCTTTAAAAACAAAGAAACATCAGATTATGTCGCTGGTCATGTTTGGGGGCAGAAAGCAGCTGATTATTACTTATTAGATAGACATCATGAACGTATGGGAATAGTTGAAACAATGAAAGCTATTCAGTCTATGACAACAAGATGGCCTAACGCTCATGCTAAATATGTTGAGGATAAAGCCAATGGTTCAGCAGTTATTGAAATGTTGCAAAAGAAAATAGCTGGAATGGTTCCAGTTAATCCAGATGGTGGTAAAGAAGTAAGAGCTTATGCTGTTTCTCCTTTTTGGGAAGCAGGTAACGTTTATTTGCCACATCCGTTATGGAAACAGTGGTCTGATGAGATATTAGATGAACTAGAATCATTTCCAAATGGTGCTCATGATGACGACGTGGATGCTATGACACAAGCGTTAGTTAAAATGAGTAAACCTTTTGAAGTTAAAGACTTTAAACCTAGAATGCCAAAAATAAGAGGAAGGAGGTCGAAAGATTGAACTTTTATCAACGATACAAACGAAAAAGAGCGATAAATAAATCTAAAAAGTATTTAAGAAGTGTTCAAACAGCAGTTCATAAGAACGCTAAGAGGGCAAGAATGCAAGGTGGTAGAGAAACAACACCACTTTATAAACGTTGGTTACTCAATGAGGACATGCCTTTAAGACGAGCACCTCACAGAGAAAAACATATTCTTGAGACCTTGAAGTATTTACGTGATATCAATCCGGATGCGTCTATGGCAGTCTGGAATTTCTTGCGTTTAGCTAATCAAGGTCATACTGTTGAGGTCTTTGACCAAAATGGAGACAATGATGAAGCGGCGCAAGAGTATATCAATTCTGATTTAGCTCAACGAGTAGGAAAGTTATATAGTGGCGGCACTGATCAATTGATTAATGTTCTTAATTTGACTGGTTACACTGAGGGAGCTGTTGCTTTAGAGGTTGAATTAAACGAGTCACTTGATGATGTAGTAGATTTTCATGTGATTTCACCGTCACGACTGGACTTCATTATGGATAAAGAAACAGAGGAACTAGTTTTAGTTGAAAGAAAAATCGATGGAACATTTACCAGGTTAAACATGGAGCAAGTGTTTTATGTTCCGATTGACCCAGATGTTGATGATCCTTACGGTCGTAGCCCGCTATTGAAGCTATTTTATTCCAAACAGAAGTGTTAAGGGATTTAAAAGCTGTTGCTCATCATCAAGGACATGCACGTTTTGATATCTCTGTATCAGCTGAGGCGATACTTAAAAACTTACCTCAACATGTATTGGATCAGGGGGACGAGGCTGTACAAGAGTTCGTTGATAGCTATATGGACGGTGTTTTTAGTCAATTTGAAGAACTAGAAGCAGATGACGACTTTCTTCATGATGACTCTGCAAAAGTTCAGACTGTTGGTGGTACTAATGGTAAATCAATGGATAGTAAATCATTAATAGAAATCATTAATCAACAGGTAGTTACTTCATTGAAGCAGCTGCCTATTTTGTTAGGTCGGAACGAGTCAACTACTGAAACGCACGGTTCCATCCAATGGGAAATACACATCGCTGGTGTAAAAAGTATTCAAAATGTTACTAAGCGGTTGCTTGAAAAAGCTTATACTGTTGCTTTACGTGTCCAAGGTAACCAAAGCACTGTAAAAATCACGTTCAATGATGTGAGAACTAAAGACAGAGCGCAAGAAGCTAACGCTGAGGCAATTGAGATTAACAATGAAATCATGAAAGTTCAACAAGGCTGGATTGATAATGATGAGGCATCGAACGTCATTACTGGTCACGATGCTGTTGGAGAGCCTAAACAACCGCAACAGTCAGATGCCTTAGGTTCTTATCAAGCCTTTTTACAGTCTAAGGCTAAACCTAAAGACGATGAGGATTTAGAAGGTGATGAAACAGGTCGTTATATTCGAAAGTTTCCCAGTAAAGCCCTCTTGGGAAAAAGGGGGCAACGTGGAGAACAAGTAAGCGATGAAGAAATATTTCAGTTATTTGACCAGATATTAGATGCATCAATGGATATCGCAAATGATGAGTTTTTAGGTGTATTAAAAGCGCAGTTAGATAATTACATTAAAAACATAAACAAAGCGCCAGAACCTCCAAAAATAGAACGAAAACAAGCTATTAAGCATGTTCGTGCTGATGAAGAGGAAGAATCAGATGACGAGTTAGAGCTTTGGCTAATGACTTACGTCTTTTTTGAAATGAATAAAGATGTTGAGCTGTGGCGTGGTGTGGTCGAATCGTGGCTAACTCAGGTTACTTCTGTTATCGGAAACGTGAATCTGTTGAATGTATTCGTAGATGTTCAGTTTAATCAAACAGATGAGCGTTTAATGGAATGGATTAACTGGCGTGCTGAGAATACAGCTATTCAAATAGTCGATACCAACAGAAAAGAAGTGTTGAAAGTTATCAATGAGGTGCTAAATGATGGACCTTATAGCGTTAAAGACGTTGCTAAAAAGTTAGAAAGTTCTTACATGTTTGATAAATGGAGAGCTGAGACCATAGCAAGAACTGAACTTCTTTCAGCTGGTTCAACTGGTCAGTTTGCTTCTGATTTGCAACTATATGATTTAGGTATTGTCATTGGTAAAGAGTGGCGTTCAGCTCATCAAGACCGTACGAGACAATGGCATAAAGATGCTAATGGTCAACGTGTTGGGTTTATGGATTTCTTTATTGTAAATGGTGAAAAATTAATGTTTCCGCGAGATAGCGAAAATGGGGCTTCTGCTGATAACGTGATTAGTTGCCGTTGTTGGTATAAGACGTTGTTCGCTGAGGTGGATGAATAAAAAGCCAAACTGAAAGTTAAGGATGGATAACATGGGACAATTAATTATTTTATGTATCACAGGTATAACAAGCCTTGCAATAGTTGCAAGTTTGTTAAATAAGTTATGTAAGTACAAATTTGCATATAGACAAAGTTTGCTAGGTGTTGAATCGGATGAAATTATCAAGGTTATTAACGGGAATGTTTCAAAAGATAATGAAGATAGAGGAATTCAATCTAAAGTTAAAGCTGCTGATGTTCCGTTACCACCAACATATGATGGTAGAGATTGGCATAGAAAACCTATAAAAAAAGAAGCAAATCCACCATTCCTAAAAGGCTATCAACCAAAAGGGAATGAGAAAAAAATACCAAAGCCTAAAAATATCAAATCTAATAGCCGTAAATAAATACAATAATTGAAAGGTGGTGATAAATAAATGATAGTTTCTAACGTGATGGCACCAATTAGAATTACATCTAGCAATGCAGATTTTAGCGACAAAGATTTAGAATTAATCAATCGTCATACGCTTAAACCTCTTGCTAGAGAAGATGTATTTGTCTACGAAGGCATTTGTTCATCTGATGCATTGGACAGCTATGACACACGAATGGACCCGACAACAACATTAAGAAACTTTGCTGATGATTTAATTCTTGGTACTGCTTTAATGGAAGGTCACAATACTGATAGAAACCCTTACGGTCGTTCTTTTGATGCTGAAATCATAGAAAAAGACGGTATAACGTCAGTTCGTGGTCGTTGGTACATTCCAAGAGGTGTAACAATCAACGGTGTAAGTACAGATGACACAATCAGAGCTATCGAAACAGGAGTTCTACGTGACATGAGCGTGGGATTTGGTGGTCCAGATATGTGGTATAAGTGTTCGGCTGATGGTAAAGATCTGTGGGATACACCATATTTTCCAGGTGATACTGACGAAGATGGAAATCGAGTATTCTTTTGGATAGTTGATGCAAGACTTCGTGAGGTTTCCACAGTGTATAAGGGCGCTTGTCCTGATGCATACATCGAAAAGGTCCGTTCTGAAATTTCAGACGGTTCTTTAAAAGAAAAACAAATTAATATGTTTGAAGAAAGGTATCAGACGCGTTTTGAACGTGATTCTGATGCCTTTTTAAATACAAAAAAATCAAAGAGAGGTAGTGATAACGTGAATGTTATTGAAGAATTAAAAAAAGGTTTAAAGGATGGTTCTATTGAGCGTAGTGCAGTAAGAGCAGCTTTAACTGATGGAGGTCATTCTTTACGTTCTCAAGAAGATACAGCTATCAGAAATGAGCTAGGGGAAGATTTAGCAACTGTTGAAGCTATCCGTAATCTTAAAACTGAGGCTAAACATGGTCGTAAATATGTAGAAGATTTAGTGGAAGAAGCTGTAAAAGAGCGTGTAGCTGTTCAAGGTGATACTTTCAATGC